TTAAAACAGTTCCATCTATTGACTTATTTGATGAGGATAAAGATCCTCATACAAAGTATATTTCAATTCTATTTAATTCTCATCCTAGACCTCAAGATATACAAGAGTGTGCAAATGTATATGGGTTTGATAGAATAAAGTATACTGATTATTTAACTACAAAAGAAAATTATTATAAAATACTAAAGATTTTATTAGTAATGATAGAACAAACTGTATCTCATGAAGGAAAAGTTCTTATCTATATAGGAACTAATGCTGCTATACTAAAAACTTTCTATTGGATTAGATACAACTATCCTAATCTACCCATAGGGTTATTCTCTTCCTTAGTTCCTAAAGATGTAAAGCAAAGAGAATTAGAAAATAAGATTATACTTACAACTACAAAGTCAGCTGGTGCTGCCTTAGATATAAAAGGATTGGAAATGACTATTGTTCTTAATGAACCTTTCAAATCTAAAGTACTTACTAAACAAACTTTTGGTAGAACTAGATCAGATAATACTAGATATATCGATGTAGTTGATGTTGGATTTAGTACTTTAAAATACTATTATACTACAAAGAAACCTTTATTTAAAAAGATAGCTACTGAGTGTTCAGAGATCCAATTATCTGATTATGAAATAAATCAAAAGCTATATGAAATCTTTACCAATGAGCAAAAGCAATTAGAATCGATTCAATCAAATAAAGATTTAAAACAAGTTATAGAAATTACAAAGACTATAGGGAAGAGCTATTAAGCTCTTCCCTATAATCTCTGTGTTAGCATTAAAAGATTCGTATTACGGGTTGACCCTTTAAAAATTGATATCGAAATAAAGATATACTTATCGAAGAGCTATATCCCAGGTATAATATAATTCGATGTTTGAAGAATACCTCCCCAACGTTCATCATGCTAAACTTATCTAATTCTAGTTTGGAAGTTCTTGATAACTAATCAGTTATCTGCAGGACCTAAATATTTAGATTCAGTTTAGTATTTCGTTATCGCAATATGAATATGACAAACAGAGTGTCTGCTTTATATAAGTATTACAAATTGACGGATGAAATGGTGCGTTACAATTTTTATAGATGTACTACTTTTTTATTTTTTTTTTCAAAAATTCGTTTAGGCAAACACTCTATTTATCATTATTAATTAGTTAAGTGGATTTGTTAAATTAATATTGTTGACCGCCAGATCCTCCCATGTCTCCACCCATTTCTTCTGCACCTTTTACTTGATCAGAAGCTGATTGTACTTTAGCTTTATCAGCCATTTCATTTATTTTATCCATCGGTAAGAAGGAATTGAAGTAGTATTCCATAAGCATAGCAGAGAATGACATCTTAGCTGTTTCATCTTGAGATGAACCAAATTTCATTTGAGTAATGCTATTAATTAATTCTTGAGACATAGAAAGAATTTGGGAAGTATTTGTAAAGTTAAGCATGATAGGAAGCGGAAGCTCTACAGATACATTTACTTTTGTATCATATTCATATTGATACAATTTTGTATAAATTTCAGATAGAATCGGTTCAAATAGCTTCTGTCTTCTATATACTTTGATTAAGAATCTAGCATTACTCATAGTAAGATGAGTAGCTGTTGATTCTTGATATCTACTATTTACCATTTCCAAAGAAACACCAGTTTGATTTACTGCCATTTCTTCCAGCATATTCATAAACTCTGTTTTTACTTCTACGTTTTGACCAGGCATAATTTCAAAACTAACAGGAGATTCACCATTAGCATTTTGAGGAATTACCAAGTCATTAAATCTACCAGTTACATTTAAGATATTATTCATATTTTCAATCTGTCTAAGATTGAAATTAGAACGTTTAATCTGGTTAATTACATTAAGCAATACAGACGTGATATTGGTATCTACTGTTTGTTTTACATGGTATAATCTCTTATCGTATCCTCTAGTAAGAAGAGCTATAGTATTTGAGATGTATAAGCAAGTAAACAATTTAGCAGGGAAGATAGATTTTGCTAAATCAGATACGCCTCTATGACTCTTATCATTCAATTCAAAATAAGAATGAATAATATCAGAAGGAGGAATAAAGGTAATTCTCATCTTAGCAGTACTACCATTTCCATTATCTGCATTATATTTAAGAATAGAATAGATTTCTTTAGATAGATCTTGGTTAGCATTGATAAAGTTCTTATCTATTCTTTGAGAGATCTTTTTAGCAATCTTTAAAAGAACTTCATTAGTTTGAGCACTGTTGTTCATAGCAGTGTTTGTATTTTCTCTAGCAGTTCTTCTAGGACGTAACCCACCTAAAGTAGAAGTAAAGGTCATACCATTTGCTTCATCACCAGATCCATCAGGACTGTTTACTTCAAGATAGTAATATCCAAGACATGTATTCTTGTTAATATATACAGGAGTAACTTTATCATGTTCTAAGATTTCTAATACTGCACCAGGAAGTTCTAATTCAGATTCTTTTTTAGAACCTCGTTTTTCATTAAGATCTTTTAATCCATCATTTGCTAAACTTGTAGGAACTTCTAATGTTCCATTTTTTACTGCTCTTTTTAATCTGTCATTTGCATTTTTAGAATATAAAGAGTTAGAAAGATAGGTTGTTTTATTATAACCTAGTCCAGATTCAACCGAGGCCTCCCCAAATAGAGTTGCTGTTTCTCTTATAATACGTCTAGCATTATTTTCGTGTGCAAGGATACTTGGAATGACTCCAGTTTTGTTAATTTCTATATCTATACCCTTGTACTCAATTCCTTTATCTTCATAACCAGATAAAGCAGAATTAGGAATATTTGTATCTTCATTTAAATCATAGACCTGTTCTAATCGTTTACTTTGTAGATCAGCTTCATCTTTGTATTCAGTATATTTAAACCGAAGAGTTTCATTGATCTGCTCAAATCTTGTATTCATCTCTTCTTCAGTACAAATAGATGCTTCTGATAATAAATTAGAAGAAGGAGTCTTTTTCAATAAACGATCTAATGCTAATTTATAGGGAACAATATATACAAACTGTTCTCCATATTTAGCAGTATCCGAATATAACTTTTCTCTAAACTGATCTAATCTATATTTTTTCTGGAACAGATTTAGATCGGATCCATCAGCTTCAGATTTTCCATTATTAGATCCATCTGAGCTTAAACGTTCAATAGAAATACGAACCGCATCATCATTAAAATGATCAGCAGATAAGATATTATCTTTCTTAATATCTAATGCTTCATCGAGTTTAGGCATATACTTGCAGATAGTATCTATTTCTCTATCTAAATCTCGTACTACAGTATTCTGAGAATAGATATCCATGATATCTGTAAGCATTGTTTCATCTTCTAATACATTACGTATTTCATTTATTTGATCTGTATCATTTTGGAATAATGTCTTAGCATAAAGCTCAGACATATCCAATCCACCATTGCTAGATTTAGCTTTATCAATAAGGGTTTCTAAATCATTATCCATCTTTCTCTTGATGGAGTCAATATATTTAGTATTATCATTATTGGTAAAATATGTATTCTTATAAAGATCATCTATGCTTTTCTGCACATCATCGATAATTTTTTTATTTAAATTAGTATTTAAAATAGGCATATCGTCTGATTTCGGAGTCTTGTTTTTATCGTCAGCCAACTAAATTCCCTCCTAAAATACGTCATTTTAAGACAATTACCTTAATGTATCCAGTATACTAAATAATCAACAATAAAAATCTCTATACTGGAATTAACCAGTATAGAGATATTATTATTACATCGTTGCTTTAAGGTTAACAATAGAATCATATGTCGGAGAATCTGCAACTGTTGCATCAGACGATCCAGCATATACTTCAGCAGATGCTTCAGGATGGATGGATTTATTAAGGATATTGTATCCGAATTCCATTTCATCAAAGCAAGTATGCTTGTTAATAAAGTCAAGGAATTCTGTAGCACGTTGGTTAACGATACGACCAGGAATCGGGAAACCATTGAACTGCAACGGAATTTCAGCAAACTGAATTTCCCCACGCATAACGTTATAAAGGTTAGATGTATTAGCAAGGTTAGGTTGGCAGGATGCCAAGATATATGCCTTTTCAACATTCAAACCAGAGTTATCAGTTACGATCAATAAGAAATGGAAGATTTCAGATTGATAGCCTTTGATAAGACCAGAGTTGTCTTTACCAGTATATTCAGGATACTTCAAAAGACCATTATAACGTTTGATCTGAGTACGAGGGTCTTTAACACCACGGAGATACAATTCATTTACTTTGGTAATCAACGAACCAGAACGTTCGAAATAGTTCATCGTAAAGGAAGTACCACCTTGTTCAGTTGTACGAGTAATGATATTAAGATCAGTAATACCATTAGTCAACTGGTTTGTTTCAGCACTAATATCTTCAATACCCTGTGCACCACGGAATTCATATTCAAGAATATGACGGTAGTTACGAATAAGAGTATCATACTGTTCATTACGACTTCTCAATGCTGTCAAGAATTTAGGGATATCGAGACAAATCAAGAATGAATAACCTGTTTCATACAGGTCAAACTGAGCCAGGTTTGTAAAGTCAGTAACCCCACGCATGAGTGTATATTTGGTTACATCACGAGGATTGAGGGTACTGTCAAAAATATTACTTACGGATTCTTTAGCCATAGTATTTTACACCCTCCTATTAAGAATTCAAGGCAATAATCTTGAAGATTTCTGTTTGAACGAAATTACGGAAGCGTACAAACAAGCTAGCATAAATAATCTTATTAGAGTTATAAAGCGAGCTCGATACGTACTGAATTTCGAACGACTGGAACAGATTGGAATAGCGGTTAACGATCAAGTCATTAACGTCACGTTTATACTTCGTGAGGTCATCACCATCAAGGAAGCTATAACGGATCTTAGGACAAAGTTCACGAATAGCTTTAATAACCTGCTGAACAGCCAATACGTTGTTAACCCAGCTAAGCTGTGTATAAGCTGTCTGAGAAGTATATTCCGAATTCATCGTCAAGATATTACCATTGTAGAAGGAAAGGTAATTGATACGAAGGTCATCCAATTCCTTAAACTGATCTACATGAGGAGTATGTTTAGGCGAGAAGTTCAAAGTACCTTGAACAAACGATTCCATCGGAACGATGATATCATATTTCTGACCGCAGAAAGGACGGTTACGTCCATTGATGAAATGCTTAACAAATAAACGGCACAGGTCATAAGTTACTGTAACTGGAATTTGTTTACGTGTATAAGGTTCATAAATTTCATAAGAGTTCATATATGTTGCACAATAACGACTCTTAGCATTTTCCTGATTCTTAATACGCAATTCTTCAATGGAGCTAATACCTACACCCATATCACGGAAGTATACTAAGTCTTCACGGAAAGCGGCCAAACGTTCAATAGCACGTTTAACTTGTTTAGGATAGTTAGCATCAAATATACAGTCAATACGGTTGTTATCTAAGTCATAAATATCATCCGAAAAAGATCCATCAAATGCTTTAACCATTTCAGCTTCGTATTCAGCAGATTTGATAGGAGCATCACCAAAAGCACCATTAGAACCATTCTGGAGTTTAATACCCATAAGGCTGGAGAGGTTTACACCATCAGACATATCTACTGCCAAATTAGCATAATCCCGACCATTCAAATCTGTACCAAATAATACGTCGGCATTCTTAAAGGATTCTGTATCATCAATAAGATACCCAACATTATTTACAAATGCTTCAAATTCATCATCAAAGAAGATAGCACGAACCTGTTTCGAACGCATAGCAATAGCATTGTCCAAAGACATGTTCTTATCTTTTTCAACGATATTCGGATTCATTGTAAAGGATACTGTTTCAATAGTATTACCATTTTCAATGATATCGATAAAATAACGAACGTAATCCAACGGATGAGAAGCAGTAGCATCTGTATAAATACGGAAAGATTTATTGGAGCTACCACGACCCATATCAGCGATTAAGAATAATACGTATTCATCATCTTCACCGATTTCATTCTTATGGCCGAAGTCACCCTTAAGAATCTTACCAAATTTCTTAACATCATTACCATCAGATGCAACAGATTTCAAACGATATGTAATCTTAACAAAGTTTTCCAATACCGGAGTATTAGCAATACCATTTGTATTAGCATCTGTAGTAAGACGATTTGTTGTCGGATTCGTATACAACGGAAGACCGTTGTCATTCGTCTTTTGTTTCTTTTCATTCTTTACTTCTGCTACAACACCAATGTTAGCAAGAGTAGAATCGGTAGCTACAATACGTTTGAATGTAACATAACCACCAGCATCGATAAAGTTTGCAGCTTGAATCAAAGCTTGGCCATGACGAGTATAGGAAGGAGTTCTTCCATAATAATCGTAAAAATCACTACCAAACAATTTATGCTTCCATTCTTCAGGTCCTTTATCAGCAGAACTTACAACCATGGCTATCGGGCGATCAGTACTATCTTTTACAGTATCACTATATTGCAAAATCTCAGACTGGTCGTCAATGATAGTGGTTACACCAGGAGCTGGCATATTTAGTTCCTCCTTTTTTACAGAAAGTTATTAATTTTTCGAAAAACTAATAATTTGAAATGGTTTAATTAAAAATTATTATTAGTGATTCTATATATATAGAATCCAAGAACAACATTTCTTTTTTAAAGAAAAGGATCCCAGATTTTAATATAATGTTATTGAAGCTGGTTTATTGGCTATTCTTCTCCAACCAAAATTTGCTCCAATGGGGTATCTTTAGGATTGTCATTCATCATAGCATGAAGTATAGATTCATCAAAGTTTTCAGAGATTAAAGCTGTATAAGGAGAAATAATCTTAGATACATTCTTTAAAGACATCGACTTATATGCATGCATATCATTTGTTTTTGATAATCTAAAAGGAATCGATTCATCATCTTTAGATCTACAAACTTCAGATATAGCTAATCCAAACATTTGGTTATTGATTCCATAAGAAAACCCATTGATAGTCATATTATCAATAATAAAATCCTGTATTTCCTCATACGGGATTGTATTGATAATATATCCAAGAATAAAACAGAGATTCAACATCTTTTCACAGTTACCAACAAACTTAACTAGTTTTGTAGATACTATAATCTGATCTCCTTCTTTATATTTAAACAATCTATAATCTTCTTTAACAGAATTCTTGGTTAATTGAAGTTGCTTAACCTTTTCAATAGCATAAGGTCTAGTAGCAAACATACTAGGGAATTTAAATAACTTTAATCCATCATTCATTTTTCCATCTACGCTCTGAATTGTATAGTTAAACATTCCCATTATATTTATAAGGTCCCCTTCTTGTTCAGCAAGGTTTCTATCAAAATACTTTTCAGGAATATAAGCTATCATTTCTCTATCCTTAGCAGAGAAGATAATAGAATCTCCTTCTTTTTTACAAAAATACGGCATAGGTTCTGCCATTATTCTTCACCCTCTTTATTCAAAGATTCAAGAAGATACAATCTATATTCATCATTATTTAATGCACTCTCATCAGAAGAGTTTTTATCATTTCTATCAATAAGCATAAAGTTCAACTTAGATCTCTTATTAATATCAGCACCATGTTTTATTAATAATTTGGCTACTTTATAATTCCCATGTTTGATAGCACTTGATAAAGCCATATTATCATATGAATCTCCAGATACACCATTATTTAAAAAGAAACTTACAAATTCAGTATTATCATTCTTTGCTGCTTCATTTAATAAGAATCCTTTTACATCTTCACTCTTAAATAATTCATCTATCTTATCATTATCTTCTATAAATTTTACAACAGCTTTAAAAGTATCTATATTATTATCATATATTGTGTTCATGATAATCCGTTCTAATACATTATCATATTTTATTCTTACTGCATTATCATAAACTATCTTTAATATTTTATCAAATAAAAAGATATCTTCACTATCATGGAATGCAGCTAAGATATTGTAAGAAAGCTTATCTTTTTTGAAGAATGTAATATAATGAATTACAGAACTCATTCTATCTTTTAATAATTTTTCCCAGAAAAAAGTATTATTAAAATACTCCATAAACTTTTGTTTAGGGGGTTGAACTGAATCATTGGGATCTTTTGAAGCATCATAATGGTATAATTTATAATTGATACCTTTAGATAATAAGAAAGAAAAAAGCTGATTATCATTAATAAACGTTTGCATGTATCATACCTCTCCCTTAAAATAATTACTATACACAACTCTCATTATAAATAAGTCATCCTAAGGAGTTTTAACCCCTTAGGATGAGATTATATTATTCGTGAGTTACTCCAGCTTTTTCTTCCCAATTTTCACTCATATTAGTACCAAAACTATTGAAATGTTTATCGGCATATAAAATAAGGCCATTCTTAAATAATACATTATCATCAAGGCATCCAGGACATTGATTTTCATGACCTTCTACAGGAACGTCAAACTGTCTAATAACTTTAGGTTTATTTGTATTACCTCTACCAACATTTCTTCCAATAGGAGTTACATCCGATCTGCCTGCAATAATAGTACCATCTTTGGTATCTCCACCAGTAGTTGTACCATTGGTATAAACCCCACCTTGGATAACAGCATTTACAATAGTACGACCAACTT